GGGCGGCTCCGGACCTATACTAGGTTGTATAGGTTGAACCATGACGATAACGTGATGGTTCCCATTTCTTGAAATCTCAATATTTTCTTAGGAGATCAGACGAATGAATCCGTCAGATTTTGTGTTTATCGATGCGATTGTTGTATTTTTCGCATCGATAGTCGACTCCTTAGCCGTATTTTTCGGCATAACAAGGTAGGTCGGCGCTCATGGGTGACTTTAGTCATATAGAAACCCGCGGCTCTGGTAACTGGGTACACGACCCGGCTGTTGGGGCAGGAAGTTCCTACCCCACTCAGACGTTACGTGTTATCCATACCAGAACCGGAGCAACAACTCCTAAATATCGGGAGAAAGCCAGAAATGGTACTCTACCGATGTTGCCTCTGGATTACAGATACACCGTAATTCATAGCGGAAAAGGTACCCGAGTAGAAGTACAAACTGCACCGGGCACACCAGGAACCTCCACTATTGGAGGGGATTGGGGTGTCGTAGGTGCAGGTTACTGGGGTACCAAGGTTGGGATTTCAAGGCTTACCGCAGGGGAGAAGGCCGACATTGATGCACAGGCCACCACTCGGGTTCTTAATAAAATTAAGAATCAGAAGGTGAACTGGCCCCAAGACTTTGGGGAACGTGCGCAAACGCTTTACCTCTTGACTAATACGGTCAAGAGATTAGCAATGGCGTACGCCGCATTCAAGGCAGGTCAACTCTCGAAAGCTGTGGGCATTCTCGGCTCGGCTCAGCCGTCCCGACGTTTCAAGAAGAAGTATAGGACACTCCAAAAACCAAGTTTCGCCCAAAAAGCGAAAAAAGGTGGGAGGACCAAAGCTTACTTCGAGAAGCGTGCAGGGGCGGGTTCGGTGTTTTCACCGAAGAACCTAGCATCTCTCTGGCTGGAATTCCAGTATGGATGGCGCCCACTTGTTTCTTCTGCTCAGGGAACGATTGGAACTTTTCAATCGCAACTTGAGAAAGGGGAAATAGTGAAAGTGCAATCGTATTACCGGGAAACCTTTGAGAGAGTAGTCAACAGTACTACCCAGCCTTCAAGCTGGCAGTATCAAGACTCTGAGAACGTGACGAAAGGCTCGCATAAGGTGGCTTTTACCATCTATTACAAGCTAATCAACACAGATGCTCACAACATGGCCGCAACGGGATTTAGTAACCCGTTGAACCTCGGCTGGGAACTCATTCCTTTCAGTTTCGTCGTAGATTGGTTCGTCAACATTGGAAACTACCTCTCTTCCTTAGATGCAACCCTTGGGTTAGCATTTGAGAAGGGATGTAAGACCACTGCTGAACGTTCCGCGTCTACTAAAACGACAACTTGGAGGAGTGATTACAGCTACGTGTCATTTAGCGGCTCCGTCGTAAGTACTCGCGAGGACTTCACTTTGAAACGTGAAGTACTTTCGGACTTTCCGGCGCCGTCCAAACCTGTCCTTAAGGGATGGAATCTTGGAATCAAGAACTATTTGACATCTGCGGCACTACTTGTTACATTACTTGGTAGAAAAGGAGGGGATCAAACCCCAATTTTCCGAGCAAGGTAATGTGACTTTCATTCCACTCTTTCGCTTCTTTGAAAGGAGCTAGTACTATGGCATCTATTGCCACCATTACAATCAATGACGGTCTGGCAACGCCAGTCGCACATGATTTTGACCCCGCCGGTGTCGTTGACGGCATTGCGCGATACGAAGACAAAGTAGGCGGCATTCCTGTCGGCTACCCGTCTATCACTGCGTCCATCCGGAGACCCACTAAAGGGTCGAAGGCGTACAAAGTGATGATCAAAATCGCTGTTCCTGAACTTGAGCAGGCATCTTCGGGGGGTACTTTCGTTCCCCCGCCGACGCTTGCCTATAACACGCTTTGTGTTATGGAGTTCATGCTACCAGAGCGAGGTGACAAAGCGCAACGGGAAGATATCTTGGCTTACGCCGCGAATCTTCTCGGACACGCTACAATCGTCTCGATGGTTGAAGACCTGGAGCCTGTCAATGGATAGACGTACCTCTTTGTTAGGAGGACGTCGTTCCACGGATAGGACCCAGTGGCTCGATGATCTGTCAAACGATCTTGAGCTACGGGGACCAGCTGAAGCAAGGAACGAAGCGGACGACGGCATGTTTGCCCGGTCTGAGAAGACTGGACCAACCATGTCGCCGGCTCGTATCAATTACTTAGTCTCGCTTTCCCAAACCAAACTGCCCAGTAAATCTAGGGTAGAGCGGCGTAAGAAGGCCAAAGGGAGGCAATTGTCTCTCTTTGGTGCTTGACTTTTTAGCTGGTTATATCCCGGTCTTCTCACTTAAATACCAGTGAGCATGGACCAAGAAAGGAGCAACTGTCTTATGTCTAAGACTAAAACAGGTGGGCTGGTCAAACTAGCCCGCGATTCTCGTATTGCACCGTCAGACACTGACATGTTCATTCGAGACTATCTTCAGGCACTCAATTGTCCTAGGGCCCTAACTGTGTGGCTTCTCTACGAAAGTAGGGAACACAACCAGCTGGTGTCTTTGGATATTGAACCGCAGCAATACTACAACGCTGCGGGCTTTCGCGACGCTTACTTGGCTACCAAGTTCTTATCAAAAGCCGATTTCTTAGAAACTGGCATAGATAAAGACAAGGCTGCTTTAAGTAAATTCGACTCTTTCGAGTCAAAGTGTGGCGAAACAAATCGTTACTTTTGGACTCTTGATTCTCAACCAAACCTTCCGGTTGAGAACGTACGTCTTCTTTCGAAGGCGCGACGTAAAATTCAAGATATCCTGGGTAACTTTTCTGCTGAAGAGTTCGTCAAGAATGGCAATTGGGGTCCTGGTGTCTCGACTCTTATCAAAGGAGAAGAGGTATCAGCCTTCAATAAGTTCCGCGATGAACGCGGGATAACACGAGATATGTATTCCCTGGTAAGTGAGTGGTTTCATCTCGCTTACCCCCTTTGGTCTCCAGAGCCTCTCTCCCTTATGGGGGATCGATGCATGAAGATACAGAGTGGGAATACCGTTACCACAGTCCCTAAAAACAGCAAAACTAATCGCATTATTGCTATTGAGCCAGGAATAAACCTCTGGTTTCAACAAAGCATTGGTGCAATGTTAGTTCGCCGTTTAAGGAGAGTGGGAATCGATCTAACAACACAAGAGACTAATCAGTACCTCGCTTGGAGATCATCGAAAGATGATAGCCTCGCTACGGTTGATTTCTCAAGTGCGAGTGATTCCATTAGCACGGCCGTCGTAGAGGATTTACTTCCAAAACGTTGGTTTACGCTGATGAACTCAAGTCGATCCCAATTTCGCCAAGACCTAGACCGACCGGTGAGGTGGAACAAGTTTTCCAGTATGGGAAACGCGTTTACCTTTCCGTTACAGTCACTGATTTTCTACGCTTGTGCTTGGGCCTCTTGCGAGGCCTTAAACATTAGCCCAGAAATATCAGTCTTCGGTGACGATGTATTGTTACCTAAGGAGGCCTATTCACTCTTTTCGTCTTTTACTAAGTTCCTTGGATTCGAAGTAAACCAATCGAAGAGTTTCTCTTCAGGTTATTTCCGAGAGTCCTGTGGGTCTTATTATTATGACGGCGTCGACTGTAAACCCTACTACTTAAAAAGTAGAATCCGTACACCTTTCCAGGTGTATCAAGCCGCTAACTCTGTCAGACTCGTTGCCCGGCGTTGCATGTTAAATTTAGCATGCGACAAAAGGTTTCTCGTCTGTTGGAGAAAGCTTACTAAACTGGTTCCTAAGCCGTTAAGGTTTAGGGTGCCACTTAGTAATTTGACTTCAGGTTTCATCAGTAATTTCGATGAGGCCTGTCCGTCAAAGGCGCGTCATGGTATCGAAGGATACCGTTACGCCGGCTTGATTACTCGCGGAATTACTCGCGAATCGGATGACCCGGCCATGTTATTGGCTAGGTTGTGGGTTCCAACTACGCAAGATCGTGGAAATACTTACGATCTAAGAGGGCGAATACGTGTTGCCGTAAAACGCGACATGCTCGTTCCACGTTGGCACGACCTCGGTCCCTGGATCTAGTCAGCTTTGCTGATTTAGGTTCAGGGTCTATCTGGG